GTACTGAGTACCATAAAAATTATTTCTTAGTTCATTTGAGTTGTGTTGATATAAATTTCCGTTTTTAAATGAATAAAAATAATTATTCATACCTATCATCATATCTGGAACAAATGAATAAAATGAAGGCCATCCTTGAGCTCCTTGATTGTAGCTTAAAGTATAGTTAGTGGTAACTGGTGAGGGTATAGGAGGCACAACACTAGCTGGCGCAGGAGTTGGAGTTGGAGTTGGAGCTGGTGTAGGAGCTGGTGGAATATCACAAACTGTAGAGTTAAAACCTAAATTATTTTGACCCCCCATATATCCGTGATAAAAACACGCATAACTAACATACCCATAATCACCGTTTACAGTTATCGTAACATCTCCGTAAAAATATTCATAAGTATTTCCATCTGGCGCAGTGCCAGTTCCAGCACTTGTAGCTCCGGTATAAGAAATTAAATTTGTTTTTCCATTATTAAGTATAGCTATTGGATGTGCTGCTGGAACATTAGAAAGAATATAAGTACCTGTAGCTGTTCCGTATGGGTTTCCATTTACTGCATTAAATCTATACTCATTACCCTGTGGAGTACTAACAATGCTAACAGTGTTAGTTCCTAATAAACAAAAATTAGGGTCAGGGTTTACAGCTGTACAATCTTCACAAGTAGTAAACGTAGTTAAACCTAATACATTTACACCACCAGATGGAGATGTGCTGTCAGGGTTTTCAAAACATTCCTCATTATATAAAACCACTTGTGGGAAAGCGTAACCAAAAGGAGCATAAAATTTTTGAACTATATTACTATCGTTACATTTTTCATATACTCTCCACTCAAATATTGGAGCTGGCGTTGGACTAGGACTAGGTGTTGGACTAGGTGTTGGACTAGGTGTTGGCACAGGGCTAGGTGTTGGACTAGGACTTGGTGTTGCGCTAGGACTAGGTGTTGGGCTAGGAGTAATACTGTTTAAACAATTTGTACAGTTGTTATATGTTGGTAATAAATCAATATCAACAGATGAAGTACTTCCAGTTGATTCTGGATTTTCAAAACACTGGCTATTATATTTAACAACTTGTTGCCAAGCATAACCCGCTGTAGCTCTAAATACTTGAACTATATTACTGTCATTACACTTTTCATATCTTCTATATTCATACTGAGGAGCTGGTGATGGTGTTGGGCTAGGTGTTGGGCTAGGTGTTGGTGCTTGAGGATTACAATCTGAATCTTGAGTACAACCTCCTGGGTCACCTATAGGAGTTATAGAAACAGTTGGGTCAGTGCTTGTAGGCAGTGTAGTAGAACAAATATAATAAAGCTGTAATGGATTTATTACTATTGATGAACCACCTCCCCCACATAAATTATAGTTTACTGTTGCAGTTCCTGTATCTTCATATAACAATTGATAGCATTGACAAGCTCCACTAGGCGTTGGTGTAGGCGCAGGTGTAGGCGCAGGCGTAGGCGCAGGTGTGGGCACTGGTATATCACCACAATCCGAAGAACATGGGTCAAAAGTACCAAAGGCTGAACCAGATGAAGATGTTACAGTAACTGTTCCTTGGTCGTCTACACAAGCCTCAATAATACTGTCAGGCTGCATAGTGTAGTTGACTGTTTGTCCTTCACAACAATCAACTTCAAAAGTACACTCACCTCCTACTGCTCCTATAGGACATGATAATATATAAATGTTACAAGCCATCCGCTAAATATTGTTACAAATTTACGAATTTAATAATTAAGGTTTATAATCCGCCGCCCCAGTTGCCAGTCCCATAATGATAAGTTTGAATAAAATCAAAATTAAATTTTCCTACTGGATTAAATTGCGCAAAAGGTAAAACTTTATGAGGTATGTTATTGTTTTTAACAAACCTTGAGAGTGCTATAGGCCCAACAATTTCTCTAACAAAACTACCTAACGGCCTACCTTCTATTTCTTTTCTATTTAATATGTCAGGTAAATTAGCTTTTATATCTACTTTTAATGTATCTAAAAAAATATTCCAAAGCTCAGAAGGAGGAGAAATGATAAAACCATTTTGATAATCTTCATCACCAGCCGAGGATTCTAATAAATATATAGAATGACTATCAAGTTGGTAAGTAAAATCATTATAAACTTCAAAGTCCATATCACAAATAATACCCCCAATATCTCTTGCAATTAAATATCTAACGAAATCTATTTTATAAATAACAGGACACTGGTCTAATATTGTAAAAAACTCTGAATCATAATTTTTTAAATATGTATCGATACCATCTCTATCGCACCATTTATTTCTTGAATAACCTTTTATGGTATCCCAGCTATAATCACATCTAAACCACTCATTACTCCATCTAGTTTTATCTTGTGGTGCAACTTGATGAATAATGTTAGGTCTATACTGAGTGCCATATAATTTATTAAAATCTTGAATTGTTCTTTGTTTATCTTTTAAACCTACTAATCTAGGATTACCTTGATTTGGATGGTAAGTTTGTCTTTGATTTGTTTTGTCATATAAATGATACACACCAGGGAATGGTATGTTAGTGATATCATAACCAGATAAAAAAGCATTAAATGTAGCATAGGTTTCTTCAAAGTACATATCGCCTTTTTGATTATAAATATCTAAATTTAATATATCTATATCACTAAAAAAGTATCCTGCGGCTATTGTACTTGGGCCTAAATATTTTTTTTCTTCTACGCCCTGAGCTCCAGGCCAAAATCTACCTCTTTCATCTATTTTATCTATCTTGTTTATATAGCAAGCATCCCAGCTTTTATCATCGGGCAAATAATACATTGAAGGAAATCCACTAAAAACTACTTTACCATCATAATCATTAAGATGAGACATTAGTTTTTTATCAAAACCTTTATCAAATCTCATGTGAGCATCTATTTGTAAAAAATATTTATGATGACTTTTTACGTAATTTCTTATTTGCTCTCTAGCCCATACTACACCATTTGTATATTTATAATTACTATAAACTTCTTTTACATTTAAATGATTTATATTTTCTGGGTATTCACTTTGGTTGAAAACTATAATTTCAATATTATCTTTATCGGCTGAATTTTCTAATAAACTATTAATTGTATTTATTAATTCATTGTCACAATATGATGCAATTGAAATTAAAAGCTCAGGTTTTTTCAAAATTATTTTATTTTATAATGAACATAAAAATTTCTAAAATAAGTTCCTCCAAAAGGTTCTTCTCTTCCGTGTTCACAAATAGCTGATTCGTATAGTATCATATCACCAGGCTGTGCGTATACTTTATACCATTCCCCATCGTGCCCTTGTATATCAAGAGGCCAATCATCTGCTTCAGGTCTACTTTTACATCCACATGCTAAATCTTTATCTACTATAATTATAGAGCTAATATGATGCGTCTCAACCCTGTCATAATGTTTTTCTAATGTAGCTCCTCTTTTGTAAGACCTTATCCCATATATATAAGATGGTTCTATATCATTATTTCCTATCCAATTCTGGTGTATTGGTAATAACTGATTGTGTATTAAAGTTCTAATTGATGGCATTGCGTCAAAAGAAAGTATTTCAGTTTCTCCTCCTTTTATTATATGCTCTTTACCATCAAACACCTCATCTCTTGCTTTATCTTTTAAAATATTATAAGAATCATTTATTATGTTCCAAGTTTCAGTTGGACATTTTAATATTTCAAAACCATTTTCAGTAAACTTAGGAACTTGTTCTCTTGAAGTATATATAGTTGGTGTGTCTATTTTAACAGGCTCTGGTTCTTTTTTAATTAAATCAGAAGCTTTTACTATGTAAGATTTTTTTTCTGTTTTTACATCAATTACTTCTTCATTACTTTTGTTTTCTAAAGACTCATTATATTCTTTTTCATCTCCTGAACCATCCCAGTTGTTTTCTCTCCACCAAGAAGTTACAATGTATTTTTTACCCTCGTCGATAGCAACCCCTTCGTGTAGATAGTGAGGTTGTAATTCTCCGTCTATCATATTATCCCACCATAAAGCTTTACCAGTTTCAGCTTGTATGGTTTTATTAAGATTAGGAAAATTAGTACCACCTCCTTTAAAATCTTCATTTAAATATATCATTAAAGTTTTGGTTCTATTACCAGAAACTTTGCAGTGCATGTCGTAAGCAGCGCCGCTAAAAAAATCATGATGTGGTTTAAAATATTGACCAACCTCATAAAGTTGACCTTGTAAAGGCTCACCTTTCTTAATATCTAAACCAAAATAATCAGCAATTTTGCTGTGTATATTTTTAACTAATTCATTATTAGTGTCTAAAAAACTAGTGCTTGATGTTCTATGATTAGTAACCTCTGTTCTATCTGTCCCTCCCACGACAACAGATGAGGTAGTGTGATTAGCGTCAATCATTTCAATTAGTTGTTGACACTCTTCAGGAGTAATAAAGTTATTTACTTCTTGCATTTGATTAAATTTTATTAAAGTTATTAATTAAAATTAAATAAAAAAAGATTAAGGACAAGAAGGACAAGATGTTGCTCCACCATATTTAACACCATTATAAAACTCATAGTAGTTAGAACCATCTTCTGACACAAATATAGTACCTCTATCAAGCTCTGTACAACCTAAACCTGAATACAGTCTAGTTGCAGTAGCTACACTGTTAGCGTTAAAGTATTTAATACCATTATTATCAGGCGGCACACAACAACCATAATATTGACCAGTTGAATACCCTACTTGAATTGCTATACAAAGCGGAGCACTTGGCGTTGGTGTTGGTGATGGAGTAGGTGATGGAGTAGGTGCAGGTGATGGAACAGACTGACAATCAGTACAACTATTAAACGAATCGTAATTAGTTACATCATTTGTATTTTGTGTTCCATTTAAATTTTGATACTCATAACATACTCCATTTATATCAATCACAGTTGGGAAAGTTCCACCAAATACTTGTCTAACATCAACCACTACATCATCTCCACAAGCTAAATATCTACCATATTGATATTGTGGAGTAGGTGCTGGTGATGGTGTTGGACTAGGTGTTGGACTAGGAGTTGGTGCTGGTGACGTACACTCTGAACATCCATTAATATACTGAGCAGTTATTGTTGCTGAATAATTGTAACCTGTTACATCAGTTGCTGTTATATACCAACATCCCGTATTCAAAGGTGTTCCTGAAGCTGAAAACTCTAAAGCAAACCCAAGAGGAAGTCCTGTTGAAGTTAATCTTACATCGTAATTAGTTGACCCACCACATTGAGTAACAGTATAATTTTCATACTGAGGAGTTGGTGCAGGTGTTGGCGACGGCGCTGGTGTTGTACACCCTGAACCTCCAGTAGCAGTAATATTAACGTTACACGGCGCTTGCTGGTCAGTCGGCACACCTGCTTGACCTAAATATCGATAGAATTGATTTGGTTGAACTCCTCCATCAACAAACTGAGCTCCAACAGCAGGCTGGCTAGCTAATTGTTTGAAACAACCTTGGTGAGAACCACATGGTGTTAAATAATAAAATAACGCTGGAGCAGGTGTAGGGCTCGGAGCTGGTGTTGGAGTTGGTGCAGGTGTTGGCGACGGTGTAGTTGCCTGACAATCAGCACAATTATCATATGTTGGTAATCCAGCAGCATCAATAGTGCTTGTTGAACCTGTAGCTTGAGGGTTCTCATAACAAGTATTTTGATATTTTAAGAAATCTGGGAATGAAAATCCTGATACTCCTCTTAATATGATAGCTGCTCCTCCACCACATGGCGTATAACTTCTGTAATCATAACTAACCGTTGGAACTGGCGACGGTGTTGGTGATGGTGTTGGTTGTGGCGACGGTGTTGGTTGTGGCGACGGTGTTGGTTGTGGCGACGGTGTTGGTGTAGGGCTTGGTGTTGGAGTCGGTGACGGACTTGGAGTCGGTGACGGACTTGGAGTACAAGAAGGGCAAGGAGTTGAGTTAAATAAAACTCCAGCCACTTGTTGCCTTACAATGCTTTGGTCTGAATACCACCCATCAGGAGCAAAAGTACTTAAAGCAGCATCTAAAAACAAAGCATTAGCTGTTGAAAAATTTGCTGAATCAAAATAATAAGTACCTGTTGTTGCCATTCAATCTACAAAGTTAATTAAATTATATCTCTATCATCTATTCCACACCTGCTATCACTACACCCATTTACGATAGCTGTTACTTCTCCATCTAAACCTGTTCCTGCAACTGCTTCAATAGTAGCGCATATAGCATCAAATCCTTGGAATTCATACAATACAACATCGCCTGGGCTAATATTAAAACTAGTTAAAGCTTTTATAAATACTGTTCCTCCAAAACACTCAACAGCTCTATAATAATTATACTGAGGAGCTGGTGCTACTGGACTTGGAGTCGGCGTAGGACTTGGAGTCGGAGCAGGTATTGGGGTACAGTTACAACAAGCGTCATCTAATGTTGTTGACGAGTAACATAAAGATTGGCTGGTTGATTCTCTATAATCATAAATTATATATAAATTACTACCACCAACAGGCAACCCAAAATTAGCACTATATAAAGTAGGAGCTCCTGCAGTATTTAATGGAGTAGCTTCTATTGATGCAGCTAATAAAGATGTAATATTTGATGGTGTATTTTGATAAACAGTATCAGTTCTTAAATATCTAAACTTATTAGATGTAGTGTTGAAAACAAAATTATCAAAGTTTATTTTATTGCTTCTTATAGTTATAGTTGAGTTTTCAGGAGGTATTACACCAGAGCCTTGCTCTCCAGATAAAAACTGATATTGTGAAACAATAGGTTCGGTTGTATTTGAACTAAATGTAACTAAATCAGACTCTAAAGGTGACGTTGTAGCTCCATTAGTCCATAAAAATTCATTATGAATAAATTTACCTGCATCTTCAGAACTTGTTACACAAACACTATACACATTTAAAACAGGTGATGAAGGACAACTTACTGTAACTTGAATAGTATCATCAAAAGAAGCGTCTGTTGTCACACTTACCACAGCCTGTGTTACATCCGCTGCATTTTTATCAAATGTAAATGAACCACTAACATTAACAGGGCCACTTGAATAAGTAACTCCGTTATAAATTACATTAACAGTGTAAAAAGTTAAACTTTGACTTGCCTCAGTTTCTATTTCTTCTCCACCTTCAGTTATAATATTTTCTTGAGTTGATTCTGTTATTATATCTTGAACTTGTTCTACAGGTATTATGTAATCAACTGTAATAGTACCTGTTTTAGTTGTGACATCTACACAATAAATAAACGCTTCATTTGCAGGTACTGTAATGTTTTTAGCAACATTACAAGCTAAACATAAAGAGGCTTGTGGAAGTAATTTTGTATTAGAAGAAAAAACATATTCATTCATATAAGGGTCATAAGCTCCAAGCTTTTGAGTCATCATTGCTGTAGTGAATAAGTCTCTAAACCAGCTTCTCATCCCTTCTTGAGAAATAATTGATAGTTGTTCATTTTGAGCAGAACTACCTGTTAATTTAAGAACAACACCTCTTTTAACATCACTAAAAAATTTATCAGCTCCCCAAGCGGTAAAACTTTCTGGGTTATTGCTTATACCATAATCTTCTATTCTAGCAATTTGAGTACCTAAAACTTCAGGAACTGAAGTAACTGAACCTCCTCCTACAGCATCTGTAAGAATATTTTTACCTGCTAATACGTAGGATATTTTATCTTCTTGTAATGTAAGAATATCTGTTTCTCTAGCATAAAGAACTTCTATATCTCCAAAAGAATCTTCAAGTGGTTTAAAATTAATTAGACCTAAATTAAATTCGTTAAGTTTATTTACATTAGTTTCATCATTATATACACCACTGTAAGTTAAATCAGCAAATCTGTGGGCTTCCTTATAATCTACATTTGATGTAGAATAAACTCTATTTCCTAAACTAAAGGATTTACCTTTAATTGAGTCTCTTACTTTATAACTTTCAACACCATTACCAAAAGCAAAACAATTATAAAAATTAGTATTTATTACAGCATTAGTTTGAGTTGAAGTATTTTGGTTTGTTACATTCCCATTATGAGTTCCATCAGCATTTACAACAAATGATTCATTGTTTTCATACCATACATCAGGTAAAGCCTCTGTTGGTTCAGTTTCAAAAACTGATGTGGAATTTGCTCTAATAACTTGAAAGTTGACATCTACAGTAGATTGTCTGTTTGGAGTATCTGAACAAGCAGCCGTTCCATTTACTATTAAATAATTATCTGAACCATTTGTATATAATGTGTAATAATTAGTATTAAAAGGGTCATTTGCAGAAGAACCAAATACAGTCTGTATTTGAGCTTCAGTTAACTCTCTACCTCCAGCGCTTAAATTATTAATATAAGTATTAGGGTCACCTGTTATTGAACCTGAATAAGGCGCAATAAAAGTATTATTCATCGTTTGAGAATCAGGGTCTAATTCTTTTATACCATCGTCTAAAGTTAACCCTATATTATCCCCTTCAAACCACGCTTTCATATCTGTAAAATCCCTGGAAGCTGTAAAGGTTTTATTATATGTATAATTTCTCCTAGAACATCCTGCCCCAAAAGTAGAGCTACCACCATTTCTTGTCATCTCAATGGTAAATGTTATTTCTGTTCCTATTGGAACATTATATTGAGTATTAGGAGAACCTGCTATAAAAAATGGATAAACAATAACAGGAAATCTATTATCTGTTTTAGATGTAACCGGGTCAATATTAACATTTACATTAGATAAATAAGAATTAGTTGCTGAAAAGTTAGATGGGTTTATTTTCATATACACACCACCTGGAACTTCTACCGTTACACCGCCTACTTCTACTGTTATAAAATCAGCTGCTTTTGTTTCTTTTTCAAGAACAGTTGCGTATGCACATCTATTTACAACACCTGCGTTATCTCTTTTTACTATTAACCTGTCTCCAGCTTCTACTTTATTTGCATTTTCTCCTTCTAATAAATAATACGCTTCCCCTGTGTCACTATCAGTAAAAGTGATGTTACTGTAAATTGTTTCATAAGTTGTTGCTGTTGGTTTTAAAACAAACTTATATCTTGTTGCCCATCTTGGAGCAAGCATTGTATATGGTATGGTTGCTTGTATTTTATTTTGAAAATCAGAATACTGACAAGTGATGTTAACTGTATTGTTATCGCTAACAAGCGCAGTAGTAGACCTATTGTAATCATCCATATAAACTATTCCTAGTTCATATCCTCTGTTAGAGTGCAAGCTTGCGTTACTTACTGAACTTTGAAATGTAATGTTTGATTGTATAAGTCTAAAATATTCATAAGCTGAATTATTAGGTGAAGCTGTTTGAATATAAAAAGCTGCTGGTATTTGAAAAGTAATTGTTGTACCTGTTGTTACAGGAGCAGTTATAGATACAGGCTCACCTCTTAAAGTGTTAGGGGATGCAATATTAGGTATACCTACAGTATTAGATGTAATACCCGTTTGGTCTAAACTATATGTGCTGTCTAAAGATTGTGGAATTGCAGCATTTATGGCATCCGTAAATGTAAACCCTTCAGAAGAGTTAGGCTGTTGATATGAAACAGTTTGTATAGTACCTTGTGTACCGGCACTTGTACTTGTTCCAATTTTTTCTACAAAATCAGTATCTGTTGCTAAATCATAAACACTTGTATAATCTCTAATTAAAGTATAACTCCAAGTAACAAAAAAACTACTACCCGGAGCAGTCGGAGTTGGTTGTAATACTGGAACTTGAAAAGCGCTATGAACAAAACCTATTTCAAATATTAAAGTTGCTCCAGCTTTTAATTGAGAAACCTGTCCAGATAAATTAATTGTAAATTTGCTATCATCTATGTCTATAGAAGGAACAATTGTTGGTGAACTTATTGTGTAGTTTCCTTGAGACAAATTAGATGGCACTGTAGCAGATTCAATTTCATCAAAAACATGACTAACAGTATACTCTAAATTTACGGGATTACTATTAATGTCAGTTAAATTATAACCCTCTGTGTAGTTACCGTAAATAAGTCTATTTGACATTATTGTTTGAGCTTTTGCTAACCTAGGTACATTATCATATAATCTTAAAATTTCTGAAGAAGGAAGTATGGTAAAAATCTTTTGATTGGTAAATTGAACTGTCTTTGAATCGTTATCAGCCCAGCCTAATTCTTGTTTATTATAGCTCTCCACTATTTTAATAGTGCTATCATCTACTTCTTTAAATAATAAATCTATTGACTTTACAAGTTCGCTACCCGTGTTAAAAGTAATGTTAACTGCATTTTTAGAATTTAACATTCCTTCATTTAGATAGCTATTTACGCTAAACTGAAAAACTCCAGGGTCAAATGCAGGCTCACTAAATTGTGATGTAGCAGAATATTCTCCATTCTCATACTTATATCTGTATGCAAAAGAAACTATTCTATCTTCTAAATATGAATCAGTTTGAGTAGTTTCAAATAAATTTATAGTGGGTGCTGCAGTTGGAGGTTTTTTTATCACCAATAAATCATTAGCTAAAAATCTGTCTACATTATTTACAGGAACAGCATAACTTTTGTTAATATTAATTACTCTTGGAGGATTAACATTATCTGTAAAAAATAATAAATCATCTACCTTGTTAATTGAGTTAATTAAATTGTTTTCACTAAAATTTAAAGTAGTAATATTACCAGTTGTATTATCAATACTTATGACATGATAAATGATAGCTCCCGTAGCCACATTATATGAAACTATTAAATCAAGTATACCTGTTGCTCCAACAGTAAATGAAGGGTCGTGAACAAACCAATATATGGTTTCGTTTGCCCCATCTTCAAAAGCACCTATACATACAGCATCACTACTTAAAGATGTTCCATCTGTATATTGTAAAGTCGTTAAAGGTATGTTTCCTTTAGTGTTTTCAACTGAACCAACTTCAGTTTCTTCTGTTGTACCTGCTCTTATATTCAAAGCATCAACATATTGACCATTTGGCACTAGCCTTTCATCAAGGCTTTTGTTCATTCGCCCGGCAATAAAGTTTCTTTGAATCTTAGCCATTTTTATTTAATCCATTTGTTTTCCCCTCTTATGTTCATAATCAATCTACTAGGGTGAATGTTGCTTAATCTGATTTTAGCGTTTCTAAGTAAAGCTTGTTTATCTTTTTTAGCTCTATTAATAATGTATTCTTGAACACCAAATTTACTATTTAAAATAGCATATTTAATATAAGCGTAAATATATTCTTCAAATAATTTGTTTACTGATATTAAAGAATCATCTCCATTTTCCATACCATCAGAAATATATTGTAAAACACATTGTTGATTAGCCATAGTAGAGTCAAAATTTATAACACCAGCTTTTTTATCAATTGTGAATGTTGGATTAAAATTAGCTGTTTCCGTATTTAAACCAAATCTAGCTCCAATTCTTGTGTTATATATATCGTCTTCACAATTAACACAGCCAGGATTAACAGCTTCTTCTTTAACGTCATTTAAATAAATACTTTTTAGAGAACCATCAGTTCTTGCTGTATCTAAATCTGAAGTTTTTGTTGAAACTGAATTACCTGCTGTATAAACAAAATCAGCTGTACCGGATTGATTGTAACCTATGGCTGATTGAACTTGAATATTTTCAACTAAATCTCTAATAACATTATCTTTAAACAAAGAAAGCTTTACCCAATTAACATAATCTGACGGCAACACAAATCTTAAGTCATCATAAACAGTTAGTTCTAAAGATTTTATATCTTTAAAAGCATCATAATTTAATTCTTGAATACCACGTTTAGCGTGGAATAATATTTTATATCTATTTATGTTATTGACCAACGCATGGTTTCCAGCATACATTAACATAAAATTATTTACTATATCACTTAGGCTTACATATTGATAGCTTCCCCAATTTTCATTAGTTGGGTTAACACCATCATTTGTATAATATTTTTTTTGATTTATATATGGCATAATTATGTATTATTTTGATTTTGCTCTTGCTCTTCTAATAATCCAAACTGAACAACATCTGCTTCTCTTATAGATAAACCTGCGTACTGTAAAATTTTAGCAACTAGATTATTTGCATCATCTATAGGTAATTCAAAATCTTGATAGTCAGTTTGTGTTTGGTCAAATAATGGTTCTCCGTTATATAAAGAAACGTAAGTCCATTTAGGGTCTTTAGGGTATCGTATATATTGAGCTTCAACGTCATTTGCGTTTGCAAAAGTATTGGGGTAAATTGTAATACTATCACCTTGTTGTGTATAAACAGGAAAATTTGTTGAAGGTGAAGTAAGTATTGAATTTAAAATCATTTTTATTTTATTATTACTAACCTTTTCTGCTTCGCCTTGAAATATTCCACCATTGTAACAATAAACATTATTTAATAAGTAATAATCATTACCCGTTGTATTTATTGAGGGTAAATAAAATACGTTATTAGAATTTTGAGTTAAAAAAGAATTTACAGAAAACGTATCTATAACTTCTTCATACCCTTTTTTTATGTCTGCATATCCAGTTCCCGACAATCTTGCATTTTCTTCATTAATCTGTTCATTATAATTAATAAAATATTCGTCAAATATATCTAATTGAGCTTGCTTTGCAAATAAGTTAAAATCACTTGGAGATATATACCCATAGTTATTTTTATTTATAATTGCAAGTACAGTATTTCTTACAGAATTTATCATTTGAAAATGTTTCTACAAAGATACATAAAATAAAAAAGCACCTAGG